TGGTTGGTTCTTCTGCCATAAATAAAAATTAACAATTATTTACAATACTAGCTCCACTTTACTTTATCAGCCCAAAAAGCTGCTGACATTTTACCTTTGGCAATATTTTTAGCGTGTCTTGCCTTAAAACTACGTCTTTTTGACTTATCTGCTTCTGATTCTCCTTTTCTGGGTGGTTTTGTGTCTGCCCCTTGCGCTCCAAATCTTATTAATTTAACAGTATCACCTTCTTTTGCCAAAACTACATGAGATTTTAGTGGGTGTGATGGGGTTCTTTTTGGTTTATTAGTCGCAGTTAATCCATATTTTTTTAATTTACGTCTAGTTTTTTCTCTTTTGGTTAGAGTCATTTGCCTTTTTTCCTCATGGCAATGTTATGAGCCTGTGTAAATGTTTTACCAGCCAACATTTCTTTAGTCATTAAATCAATGTGAGCCTTTGTATGACCATGAGCAGCTTTATGTCTCTTCAAAGCATTTTTCTGCCTTGTGGTTAGTGCTTTTTTTACCATGATTACCTCCTTTTGTTATATCTAGAATAAATTGCTGCGTCTGCAGTTCTAGCTTTATCTCCTCTCATATAACTATTGACTCTACCCATTGCCCATGAAGCCATTGGAACATTTCTTGAACCACTAGACAAGTAAGCTCCCTGACCTTTCCTATATACAGCTGCAAGTTCCCCATAAAAGAATCTAGTACCCTCAGCCTTTTTCTTGAGACTACTTTTTACTTTTGCGCTTAGTGGTTTTCTTCTTTTTGCTTGTGGAGACATTTTGTTTAGTACGTGATTTTGATACAGCTTGAATATCAATAAACTCTCCCCTCCTATATGCTTCAGCCGTTCTTTTAATCTCAGCAGCTTTAGCACTTTTGTTCTTAGCTCCAGACAGATATTTTTTTGGTAAACCTGTCTTTTTATCTTTAGGAACTCTCCTTAGTTTCTTCCTTTTCACTTGTTACCTTTTTTGTTTTTTTAGGTGTTGAAGCTTTAACTTCTTTCTTAGGCTCATCATAAGATTGAACCTTAAATGTATATCCCATTATTTTTTACCTCCCTTCTTCTTTTTCTTTGACTTTGGTTTCATGGTAGAACCATATCCAACACCTTTAGGCATAACAATAAAAGTAGCTGCACCTATATTACTTCTTTTTTTGTTTTTTAGCACTTGATAATGCAATAGCTTGCGCTTGCTTTAAAGACTTGCCTTCCTTCATTAGCTTACGAATGTTACTAGAGATAATTTTTTGTGATTTACCTTTTTTTAATGGCATAGCTATCCAAAGTATTTGTTTAAAAGGTCAAAATCATCATCCTCTAAAGCTAATACATATAAACCCTCTACTAATTGCTCAAACTCTTTTTTTGTCTGGCCAGTAGAATTTTGTATTAAATCGTATATTTGTTTTGGTACTCTTCTATTTTTTGGGAACTTGTTAATAAGTTCTACGGCTTCAAATGGCATCATAAGTTTTTAAGTGATTGGTCTAGTGTTGCATCTACCCATTTATACAAGCGTGGTGCTTTCTCCTGCAACCCCTCTGGATTAAAAATATACTGAGTGAAAGCTTCGGCAAACTGTTCTAAATGGTTAGATCGACTGTAACCAGTTACATAAGTCATGCCTTTGTCTTTTAAATATTGCCTACCTAAGTTCAATGCACCAGATTGATAGTGTACTTGATGACCCATTTCGTGAACTAAGGTATCTAACCAATCAAAAGCAGAATCCATAGGTGTGCCATTATTCCAAACTTCACTAATTCCAGCTTCTTGGCCTTGTCTCCATCGTTCATATTTATTACCTTTAAATTTAGAAAATTTGAAATTATTATCTAGAGTTTCTTTTGATATTTTTTTCATTTTTTTTGCAGTCGTAATAGTTACTTTTTTTGCACTTGTAGGTAATTGCGTATGAATCATTCCATTACTAAAATTTGTGTAACCGCTTGTGCTACCAGTTGCAGTACCAAAATAACTATTAACTACTTTTCTCTGGAAACTAGATTTAGGTAATTGATTTTTCTTCAATCTGTCAATACTGTCATCTATTAAATCTTTTCTTGAATTTAATCTCATGTTTCCGTAGCCATTCCAAATATCTTGCCAATCTTTTGTATTTTGAGGTAAATCACTTTTATTTAATTTATTAATATAATCAAATCTTTTTATTACAGTTTTATTGGACTCTTCAAAAGCTTTTAGATTATTTCCTGTCAGATACCTTTGTTGTAGTTCAAAATATGCTTTAGTTTTTTCATTACTCATATTGTATTGCTGTACAATTTTTCCTTTCTTCATAAACTGTCTCATTCTCTTAACATTTCTTTCAGTTAAACCTCCTATTTTTTCTAGACTGTCCAGACTATCTTCTGTAAACTCTTGAATACTAGCTATTTTGTTTTGTGCTAGCCACTCATCTACACCCTCAGTTGACATAGTTGGTGATGTCTTAATCTTGGGTGCTTTTGTTACTTTTTTTATTGCTTTAGCTACATCTTTTGGCTTACCATAAAGTATTTGTAATGTTTCTAGTGATACTTCTGTTCCATCATTCCTTATCATCTTTCTTATTGCTGTGTGTCCAGAGCCTTCTTTTTTTGCTAATTTCTTAAAAAATTCGACTTTTTTTTCTGTGCCTAGAGTCTTTACTTGTAGTTTTTTATCTTGTTGCAGTAACCAATCACCATATTGTGTGCCTTGTGGAACTCTACCAGTAGCACTAGGTCTGCTAACCACCTTTCCTACTGGTGGTTCTGTTAAACCTTCAAACCCTTTACGCTTGCTTAGGCCTTCATAGTCAACAACAGGAACTGTTGTAGATCTACAGTTGAAATGCTGTGGTGGCGTGGGTCCACGATTATATTTAAACTTCCTACCATCAAGCCTTATACAGACGTTGCTAGTCTTGCTATCTAGCGTTGCAACATATTCATAACTTGGTGCTACTTTGCTATTCGCTGCATAAACAGATTGAGAAGCCTGATTTTGTACCTGATTAACGGAAGTTCTAACAACTGTTTTTATTTGGTGACTTGCTAATTTTATAGCCTGTCCACCTGCTGCAATTTTTTGTCTTGTAGTGGCTACCGCGTCAAACTCTAATGTACCTGCCAATCTTTTAGCAATTACATTTACAGACTCTCCACTAAATACACCAGCTCTAATTGTTCTTGCTAGTAATGCCTGATTCCTAGTGGCTATACCTCTAAAAGCTTTCTGTACTGTATCGCCATTAGGCAAAGTCATCATTGCACCTTGCCTAGCTGTTAGCTCAAACTTACCAGACCCAAATTTAATAAAATCATCTTCAGTAAATTGTTTACTTGTAAATATATTTATCTTGGTTGGATCTGTTTTAACAAAAGAAGTTGCATACCTTTGATTAACTGCTACTGAATTAATTGGGATATTGCCAGACTTAACAGCCTTTTGTAGCTCACCTTCTATAAAGCCTGTCTGTATCTTTGCTAATCCTTCCATTTCTTTTATCATTTGATTTGTTACGTCTTTATTCCATCTGTCCATACTTGCTTTTGATTGTGCAAGTATTGCTCTTAATCTTTTTCTTGTCTGAGGTGCAACTGCTATATTTACCCCTGCTTTCTTTTGCCTTTTGTCCAGTTCAACTAACTGCTTAGTAGCATCGTAAATTACTTGAATATAGTTTTCTACAAATTTATTAGCTACAGCGTTACTATATCTATTAAGGTCAATAGTCTCCCTAAAAAATACCTCTGGAATACTCATTTATCATTCTTCCTCTAATGCCTCCTCTTCTTCATCTTCAGGCTCTTCAGGTGCTTCTGATTCTGTAAGCCCACCGCTTTGTGTGCTTTCAATCTCTTCCTCTACGTCAAAGTCATCTCCTAATACCTCCCCAGCTGATAATTGATTTAATAATGTCTCTTGGGAAATCGTACCAGCAGTAAACAAGGTTAATAGACTTGTTATTTCTTGTGGCTCTAATCTTGCACTTACAAAGTCTCTATTAACAAAACTACTACCAGCGTTAGCCTCATTAAGATATTCACTGTGAAACTTAAGACAGTTATCTATTAAGTCTTGCATCTGTTGGGCTATTACCATCATGGTGCTGTCATTTTGCGATCTATCTATTCTTTTGGCCTCTGCCGTTTCTCCTACTAACTTCTGACCAAGTACAGCCGCTAACGATAAAGTGTTGATCTGTTCTTTTAAATCATTTAGCCTAGTAAACTGACTGTCATAACTATCACCTGATGGACTTACATATTCAAGTCTTGATTCTGGTGGTAATGCTAAAGCCTCACTTGGTCCAGTTGTTATTTCATCTGCATTTGGATAACCAAAGACTGCAAGTAAAGGTACAGAACTAATATGTAAAATATTATCGAGGTCTGATTGAATCTGATAATGTTTAAGATTTAGCTCTGCTATGTCATATAAGGGGCTGCGAGACTCATAAAAACCTACTCTATTGGAATATGCCACAGCAAAAGGAATCTTATCCTTAAGGCTCATTTCACCTTCATCAAATAATTGATATTCACCTTTTTTGCTATCTTTTCTGTGTATCTCATATCTACCACGCTCTAAAACTCTGATCTGCTTTACTTGTTTTTCTCCATACTTGCCATCAGGTTCTATTACATTTTCAAACAACCTTAACTGTGTGAGCTGCCTAGAGCCATCTATTATTTCACTGCGCCAGCCTAATATATCTCTTGGTGAATACGTTACCCAATATGGCCTAGTCTTTTCACCTTCTTTTGGCGCATCTACCAACACCCCAACATGACCAAATGATATTGCAATTCTCGCAGTGTTGTACAACCACACATTTAAATCATTACCCTCTAAATCTACATCGAACAATTGTTCCCTTACTAAGTCGGATACATCATCTAGTCTTACTGGCTTTCTTGTAAGCATACCCGCTAGCATTTTCTCTATCCTTTGCAAATATGGTACAACTGTTGATCTAGCTAATCTTACGTCATAGCTATCGTCTGTTTCTCTAGCTTCTTGTGGTAAATATTTTCTATGTTCACTCCTAACCTTATATGTACCTTCCTTCAAATCTGTAATTAAATCCCAAAACTGAGCCATACGCTGATATGCCGCGCTTGGTGATTCAACTGTAGAAACAGCCTGTGTTATAGGTTGATTGTAAATATTTAGTGAGCTATACACAGTTTTGCCT